ATGTTAGATTCATTAACTCAAGAACAAAAATATACGATAGCTAAATTTTATAAATTATATATGGAACGTTCTAATGAAGGGCAATCTGAAAGTGAAGCGAATTATTTTGGAGATAGTATTAAAGCACAAGATGATTATTTCTGTGATCGTGAATACGATGATTTTTTAGAGAATTGTAAAGTTCTAATCGATCGTGGTTATCTTGAAGGACAACTTACAGCAGATAGAATTGATGATATTACCGTTACTAATAAAGCATTTACCGAAATAGAGCAAAGTTTTAAATAGTTAAACTGCTGAGCCTAGGACATAAGTGAAATAATGATGCTATTTTGCAATTTCGAAGTAGCTGACTGAACTGAAAAGGTGCTTAAATCATGCTTTTTCATTTCAAGTCATCCTAGCGAGTGAGGCCCAAGCAAAGAGAATTTCATTAAGAAATTCTACAAGCAAAGCAAGTTGGGAGTGGGACGATGAATTTAAAAAAATTCTATCCTACTCCCAGTTTTATTTTTACGAAAAGGTGAATATATGACTAACTGGAAAATAAATAATCAATCACAAAGACATTTGATGATTCAAGAACATGCGAATGAAATATCTATTGTTGAACCTTATCATAATGGATCTTTCAAAATATTAGCTGAAATTAACTTAAATCAAACATCAAACGAGGCACAACTTAACGATGAAAACTTATATGTTTCAGTAAGTAAAGAGCATAAAGAGATTAACATTTTCGATAAGGAGAAATAGCTTGATTAATTATACGTTTACACAACTGTTTTTAAATAGTAATTAGATGTTAATTACAAGGTAATATGTATTATATTATATGTGTAGTACAATACAATTAATGATGTAAATTTAATGGAGGTAGCGTATGGAGAAACTGTTGTTCTATACAGGCACGGTATTACTAATTATTGCGATTATATTAATCTTGTTCGCTATTGTGGCAGTATTTAAAAATAAGAATTACTTTAAATATTTTGCGATGGCAATTACGATTATTCTACTAAGCATGCTTGCTTTAGGCATTCATAAAATGATTGAAAGTAATAATCCATCTGAAAATCAAGCAACTCAATCTAAAGATAAGCAATCTAAAGAGGATAAATCATCTAAAGATAAAAAGAAAAAAGACAAAAAAGATGACGACAAAGATGATAATAATGTTACTCAAGAAGAACAAAATCGTTCTGAAGAAACATCAACTAATGAAGAATTAAATACTCAAGAACAACAAAGCTCACAACAAGAGCAACCAACAACTGAAGAATCAACTAACGAAGCACCTTCTACTCAACAAGATACTACACAAGATAATACTGTAAACAATCAAAATAATACTTCTTCTAATACTAATCAAAATGCGAATCAAGTTGATGACACAAATCAAAACTATAATCAAAACAATAGAAATAGTAATGACAATGGAGATAATAGCGGTTCGAACGAAAATGTTTCTACAGAGAATAGTTCAAGTACTGAAAATCAGTCTAATGAAAATCAAACACAGACATATTCAGAAAATAGCTCCGCTGAACAATCTGACAATGGAGAAGCAACAACTGAGACTAATACAGATGAATCAAATAATAGTGCAAACTAATTAGTGTAATCAATATATAAACTAATTAATTCAATTACTTTACCGGGATAATCAACTTTTCGACTTATCCCGGTATTTTTTAATTTAAATTATCAAATATTATTAACTGTTGAATTTTTAGAAAAGTGTGACATACTTATAGTAATAATATTTATATCAATTAGATATTAAATATAATTAAATAAAGGGTGACACTTATGAAGAAAGTAGCTTTTGTACTACTCTCAAGTTTTTTACTATTAGGGGCATGTGGTAACAATGATGATTCAGTAGATAATGTTAAAAAAAGTTCTCACAAAAAAGACAACCCTAAGGCTCATAAAGATAAAGGCGAATCAGATCGTACAGATGGTAAAAAAATCAACGATAACTAATAGCAAAACAAGCATTTACATGTTTCTTTAATTGAAACGTAAATGCTTGTTTTTTCTGCAATATTACTAGTTCAAAACATAAAATTACTTTCACTTCTTATCCGATTCAAACAGCTTTATTGCATCTTTAAATAAATCTTTACTTCCTAGCCATGTAGAAAGAGATGACATCGTAAAACTAATCGCTTTCGTTAATAATTCCATATTTCAATAGCTCCTATACTAACGAGTTGTCTTAGTTCATCATGCTGACTTTTGTATGCTTATTATATATATACCACATTGAAATTGGATGTAACATCATTGAAGCGTGGTACAGAATTTGAAATCCTTTGTAACCCCAGCTTTCTTTGCTTGTGGAATTTCTTTTCGAAATTCTCTTTGCTGGGGCCCTGACTGTACTGAGAAAAGCTTAATTTAAGTGTCTTATCAATTCAATGAGCTACTGTAAATTTGCCAAATAGCATTATCATATTATTTATGTTCAAGAATCTTTAAAAAGCGTTAGAACCTTTCGTTCTAACGCTTCGTCTACATTTATTGAAATTTACATTTCAATTCCGATAATCAATGTACTTGTTTGAAAGTCCACGCACGACCGTTAACTAAAAAGAGAACAAGTCCTACTTGCTCTCTTTCCTAAGTTATTTAAAACTTATTCTTAGCTATGCAATGTATTTCGGTTTATAACGTCCACGCATTGTCATTGACATTTATATTATAATACTTTTATTAAATATATCAAGGCTAATAAATGTAATATAATTTAGTTGTACTCATCCAATATATTTTGGATATGACTATGTTGCTTATCAAAAACGCTTAGTCCATGATTTAAATAGCTTGTTGTTCTGAAATTTCACATTATACATCGTGTATCTATTAATAGAATTTACGATATCATTTACAATCTTTGTATTAACATGCGATCTTAATAATTCGTCTATCTCTATTTTACATTCATTATAAATTGTAGTGATATCAATCACATTTTGTACGTCTAATAGTTTTGTTATTTTCACTCTGCATTCAGCAATTAACATCTTATCTGCCTTTTCTTTGGCCATAATTTTTCTTTTTTGACTATTACGTGCTTCAGCCTCTTTTAATAATTGCTGTCGTTTTAACTCTCGCTCTTTTCTCAATGCTTCTTGTTCTTTTTCTCTTTGAATGCGTCTTTTTCGTTCTAGTTCTTCTATATACGCAAGATATTTCTTTCTATGAAAATAATCAATCAAAGCAAAGACTTTCTGTTCGATGTTAGTGGGCAAAGCCATACTATACTTTTTAAAATCATTAATTAATTCAATATTCTTTCTCGTAATAGGCTTTGATGAATTCGAATTAAAATCTTTCACATCTAACTCAGAGATCGTAGTCCACTCTTTATACATGTTTATAACTTTAAAATGATGCTCTGAATCATTCATTAATTTCTCATGATTTAAGAGTATATCATCCAACCAATCATCTAACAGAAATATATTCTTTCTAACCTGATATGCAATACGATTTGGAATGCCACTATGTTCTTTAAAATGTTCAATCCCAAGTTTCATAATTGTGTCTTTTGACTTTGATCGAAGTATATATTGATACTTTAATTCTTTTCCGCATTCAGAATATAACGGCGTATCATTACAACACGTTCGGTAATTTTCATTTACTTTAAAGTCGATAAGTTCCCACTCTTCTGAATAGCGATACATATCATTGATTAATATATTCTTTTTTCTGTATTTATAATACTTAAACAGTATTTCTCTTTGGTTCTCAGTTAATTGACTGATTAAAGCATGTCTATGTTTCTCGTTATTCACATATCTCAAATAACCACCTCTTCTACTTAAAAGGTTAACTTTAGTTCATTACACATTAATGTGATGGTTTGATTTTCTATGTTTGCATATGTAAAAAAGAGATATGACTAATCACTCATTAATCATATCTCTTTATCAACACTATGATATTCAATTATAATGCCTAGTCTCATAGCAGACGGCTACTACTGTACATGATTTTGTTTTTTAAAGTCCACGCATGGTCGTTGACTTAATTATATTATAATATTTTTATATAATAAATACAACATTTATATGTATTAACCTAGAAACGTTTAAATACAAAACAAAAAACCTATAACCACAAGGGTTATAGGCTATATAGTGGAGACGGCGGGATAATTTTAATTTTAGAACAAGCATGAAAAAGGCTTAGATATAGCATTTATCGCGCATTTTCATTAGAACAAAACAGAATAAAATAGAACTATTTTGACACGTGCTTGACACTTTTGACACAAATATACCCCGTCGAATTCGACGGGTTTAGAATAACCGTATCGAAATCGAGGCGGTTAAAATAAAAAAACCACGCTCATAAGAACGTGGTAAGAATATAGCGTTAGCCTCTTAAAATATAAAACTGTTAATCATCACAAACTTGGGTAATAAAGATGTATTGTAGATTTATTATAACATAAAAATAAGGCAACCGTCAGTAACAGTTACCTCAAGTACACTCCGCAGATGTGTACCGCAATTTCTATTTGATTATAACATAAAAAAAGAGGGCAGTCGCTAGGACTACCCTAAAATGGAGATCTTTGTATAATGTCGTACTATTAATATAACATGTTAGAATACTTTTGTAATTCTTAAACGTTCATGCCATATCCAACCGTTGTTATTTTTAGAATAAACACGACACCAACCGTCTTTAACTTCAAATACATAGAATTGATTATATCCCGCTCTATATACGTCGTTTGTCGTATACCATTCCTTACCTTTAAACTTCACTAAAGTGGCTCCGTAATGGTCAACTCTTGCTCTAAATTTAGCTTTAGATGATTTTTTCATCGTTTTAGGCGGAATGTTACCTACTTTTAAGCCAGTAGTGCTATCTAGTTTATTTTTCTGATTGACTATTTGTTTATTCGGTTTATTCGCTAATTTACTTCCACCTGAAGTTTTATAAATATTTTTAACGATAAGACGTTCATACCATACAAAACCGTTATTACTAGCACTGTATACTCTAGCCCAACCATCACGAATTTCATATACATAGAATACGTCGCCCGGTTTATATTCTTCATTTGTTGTAACCATCACATTATTGTGGTTAGGTCTACAAATAGTGACACCTGCGTTATCAGCAATTGCTTTGAAATATGGTTGATTACTCCAAGTTAATTTTTTAGGCGGCTTTTTGTTTACTGTAATTGAACTGTTAGATTGACGTTTTGTCGCTTTAACTTCTTTAATATCTGTTAGATCTACGCTATCATCAGCAAAGTCTGGCACAATGAAGTGTGTTAAGCCTGTATAATCATCTTCACGCAATTTAGCTGGTGTATTGGCATTTCCATCATAGTTTTGCTCTAAGATTGTGAATGTATTTGTACCACCCGAATTGTCCCAAACTAAGCCTGTATGCCCCCATTCTCTATAAATACCTTCAGTATACACTGCAATAGCGCAAATAGGAGGAACATAATTTCTTGTATTTTTAACTACTTTCCAACCTTTAGGCATAGCATTTAAAGTATGCAATTCTTTGGCATTACCATAAAATCTTACGCCACCAGTCACATGATAGATGAAATCTACACTTAAATCTGCGCATTGATAAGCATACATATTATCAAAATCTACAAACTGACCTTTCAGACTGTGCATGTATTCAATCGCTTGTTTATACTTAACCACACTTTGTGGCGAAGGTGTCGGCTTTTTGTTTGTTTTCGTTGATAGTTTCTTACTTGGTGAGGACTTAACACCATTGATGTATTTAGCAATCTGTTTATCTAGATGCTTAACGTTTCGTGAATATCCGCAAGCCTCTAATAAGTTTCCAGGATCAATTTTATCAGCTTGAATGTCTTGGTGTCCCGGTACTTCTGTTTTGTAATCAATGCCCCAATAGTTACATAAATAAGCTAGTACACGTGCCATATTATCTAATGACTTACGAGAACGTTTTTGACTACTAGGGAAGTAACTACCTTCCACGCCAAACGCTACATCATTTGCATCAGCGTTATACCATTGATTGTCTGTCGGTGTATTGTATAAAACGTGCCATGCTTTTTCTGTAACTGGAATACAGACAATACATTCCTTATCATCAACGAATATATGAGCGCTAGCAACAATTGACCAATCAATCATATACGTATTTTTATAATAATTCACGTTTGTTTGTGCCGTTGTTTCAGGGTTACCTGTATCATGTGCTACCGCAAATAAAGGTTTTTTACTTGTTAACGGTTGCCCACTTCTACGTGTCCCAATCGGTAAAAAATCATATTTAACGGGAACGCCATTCCATTTTTCTGCCATTATGCACGACCTCCACCAATTTTATTATTTTTATCTTTAGTTGATCCTGTACGTGTTCTTACAGTTTCCCAAATGCCTGTTGCCATTAGCCCGCTAATCAAACCAGCAAGCAAACGACCACCAATTGATAATTCGGTAACAATTTCAGGAATAAACGCTGTAATACCACCTAAAACGATACCAATACCAATAGCGATTAAAGGTACAACATTTTTAGGTACTCCAGCTTGCTTAACTAATTGTGTTAATGCGATTGTGATAACTGAAATCACTGTTGCAAATGCAATAATACTTTCCATCTCTTCCACTCCTTATTATTCAAAATAAAAAGCCGACACAATGTGCCGACTTAAATTAATTTTATTTACATTTACCAAACCAATAACAAGTCCAGAAACTAGCTTTTGCAAATAGTTTAAACATATCAATCACCTCCTTATATGCCGAATATCATTCTGATAATGGCGAAAATAATAGAACCTGCCACTGAAAAAACCATACCTAACATTAAACGTTTCATCTCTTTGATGTTTTTACGATTTTCTCTTTTATTTTCTTTATCAATTTCTCGTTCTCTATTTATACTGTCTAGAGTGAAATTCATTTTTTGGTTGATTAGTTCTTGATTATGTTGTCCATCTTTTATTTGCTCCAAAGATGCGAATATCTTTTCATCATTATCTTCTAACCGTTTTATTCTTGTTTCATAATCGCGTCCTTGACTATCCTCCATTCTTGCACCTCTATTCTGCGTCAGTTTCAGTTGTTTCTTCCACGTACTCTAATAAAGTTGTTAACTTTACTGGTTTGACTGTCACTTTTTCACTAATAATACCGAACTCATAATTTAATTCGTTTAAGCTGTTTAAACGACTAGCAAGCGCTTTAACTTTATCTAAATCATCAAATTTAGTTGCGATATTCACATTATTAGTTGGGTAGAATTGACCTCTAAAGTCATTATCTAAAACAGCTTCTTCTCCTTTTTCATTCACTTGTACTAAGATATAACTTTCTGTGTTTTTTACAATTTCGTTTGCCATGATAATTTCCTCCTAAAATTTTGTATAAAAAGAGTGCTAAAGGTTACTCTCCTTCAGCACTTGTTTGTTCATTATTTTGTTGTTCTTGATATTCTCTAATGATTGCACGTAACATTGCATTTTCTTGTGTTAGTTGCGCATTTTGTGAACTTAACTCCTCAATAACGTAATTAGGGTTAGCTTGTAATTGATTATTCATTTAATTGTTCCTCCAGCGTATTAATTTTTTCGTTTAATTGTTGTATTGCTCTTAATGCCCAAGATAGCATTTCGTTAGTATTCACACCACTATTAAAAACAAATTCTACTGGAATATCGTAGCCGTCGCCAATTACTGGTCCGTGATGTATTGTTTCCTTTTCATCATCGTTGTATTTGTAACTATATAACTGTAATTCGTTAGAAATAACATTTAATGCGTCATAGTCCCACTTTTTAATATCATGCTTAAATTCAGCACTAGACGCTTTTATAAAGTCACTCGCTCTGACTGGTTTGAACCCTGTATTTCCACCGTTATAACGTAAGTTGTTAGTTACCCATAGTTCATTGGTAGATACTCCAATATAAAAGTTTTGTCCAGTATTTACACGAACTGAATTTGCTTGTATATCGTCGCACTGCAAATCTTTGTATTTAGGGCTTCCATTATTATATCCATTATAATCAGTTATTCTTAGTTTGCCTTCTTTCGGGTCTACTAAAGCATATAAATTGTTATTTTTAGCCCACCAATCTCCTAATAAATTACGAGCATAAAAATCTCCAGTACCAATATTACCGTCTTTATCAGTTGCGTAGATGTATCTTGATTTAGGCGATTTATCAAATCGTATTCCAGAACCAAAACTATAAGACGCTGGCGCTTTTTCTACTAATTCAGTTATTGTTCCATAAGATAAAACGCCGTCTGTATCTGCGACGCTGTCATTCAGTTTAGTCCAAAATCTAAATTCATTTGTACCTGCACGATTGTTTTTCATTGGTCTAATATAAACGGAACTTGTTTCACTCTCAATGTTTACAGTGGCATTGGCGTCTAACACAATACGGTTGCGTTCAGAATTTAAGGCGATTGCACCACCCGCACTATTTAGCGTTACACCTCTAACACTGTTAGTAGGCGAATAAGTATAATCAAAGAATTGTAATGTACCAGACGCCTCGCTACTATCTCCGTCTATATATGTTGATATACCAAAGTCAGAATAATAAAGCGAACGGTTTTGGTTATTGTTTCTAAATCGTAAATAACCTCCTTGCGCTCGCATAAATACATTATCTTTTTGAGTGTTTCCTCTAAAAGTACGTTGGAACGTACCAGCCATTTCGATTTTATCTTGACTTAAATAAATATAATTCGTACTGTCGCCACCGCGTATGCCAACTTTGTTTACGTTTATGTCTAAGCCTTCCGGACTTAAATTTAAACGGTTGATAATTTCATCTTTACCTACTTTGTCATTTACACGATTAGCCATAACATTAAAATCTTTATTAACCGTAATATCCACCTTATCGCCTCTAAGTTGAATACCGTTTCTATCCATTGTGTAGGATTGAATATTACCGTTTTCATCGTAACTTAAATTTATTCCCTTAGTTGTGGCCGATATTTCTGAAATAACTTGAGATAATGTTTTACGACTAGCGTTGAAATCTTGTTGACTAGCTTTCAACTGAATTTCTTTACCGTTTTGATTTATTTCAGTGTTCATGAGTTTCAGTTTTGTTTCGTTTTCATTTTTATAGTCATCTATATACGATTTAGCATTATTTTCAGCGGTTAAACCTAATAATTCTATATCTTCTGGCGATGGCGACCAATCAAGTTCTTTTGTCCCTTTATATAAGCTCACTTTCCCAATAAAATGGTTATCAACGTTAGGTATCAATACAATTCTTATATCTTGATAAGTCTTTGTGTTAAATCGAATAACGTTATCAGTTGTATATCCTACAATCGTATTAGAACCTTTGTTATAAAATACTCCCATTCTTACATTTTGGTCTGATTCGTGTATTTTTAAAATATAATCTGTATTTTCTTCAAGTGTAGGATTAGTACCATTACCTCTGTCATAAAAATAAAAATTAAGTGTTCTGTTAGCATTTAATGTAACGCTATAAGCCCCATTAGTTACACCATTTACAATATTTTGATGCGGAGAATAATATGATTGTAAATAATTTCGATTTGTAGATTTAACGGAATCTATGCCACTGTTATATTCAGTTATGCTCACTTTATCACTAATTTGATTATTTAACTGCTTACGTTCACTCTCTGCATTATTTAAACGTGTAACTATTTCATCTTTATCTAAAGTGTAATCTTGTTTAGATACTTTACTTTCAATTTGTGTAGGTAAAATATCAAGTGTTGCTTTATTACTTTTTACGTCCGTCTCTAAAGGCGTTAAGCGTCCGTCAACGTTTTTTAGTTGTTGCGTAACGTCATCACTTTTAGCCATTAAACTAATTTGTTTATCTAATTCAGAAATATTAGTTTCGTTAGTTATGACACGTGTTGTGATTGGTTTTAATGCGTTTTCTACGTTTTCTTCAGCTGTATTTATAAAGTCTTGTTTCAAGTCTTCTGGCGCTGGAGTCCAATCAGTAGCTATTGTTCCTTTTTCTAACATGATTTTAGAATTGCGAACTTCATCAGTTGAAATTGATGAATTATCACTATACCTAAATAAACCTTTAAAGTAACTAACTCCATTTGGCACATTTATTCTAGTTTCATCAGAAATATAATTAAAACCAGTTTGTTCCATATAATTATAGTATTCATCATAAAAGTACAAATTTAATTGTAAATTACTATTATTATTGTTATGTGTCTTTATTGTATAAATTCCTTGAGTGATTTCAGCATAATCACTATTACGCACTCTATTAAAACTGCTTCCTACGGGAGAACCATCACTTAAATCAAAAGTACCATTTTCTAAATTTCCTACTAATAGATAGTTTCTTCCGCCAACTTCAATACCGTCTATTTTTCGTTCTATACTGCGTATATTTGTACTTATTTCAGATTTAGTAGTATTTATCTTACTATCTATTTCTTTACCTAAAACGCTATTTAAATTTCTTATTTGACCGTCTGTGTATTCTTGTAATGTAGTCTTAAGATTTTCTACTTCATTACGATTAGGGATATCAGCATATAACTGTTGATTTTGACTATCCCAACGACCATTAGGCAACGTTTCGGCGATTTTATCCATAGCGTCATTGAATTTCTCATCAGTATATTGTGATTGAAGTAGTTTCAAACGTTTATCTATTGAAATTTTAGCGTCAGTAACGTATTTATATAATGTTTGTAACTTTTCTCGATACACAGTAAATAAAGTTTGTGTATCAACTAATTTTCCTATTGTAGCTGTATCTTCATTTATACTATCTAAATTAGTTTTAATCTCTTGATATACATTATCTACATCTGATAATGCTTGGTTTAAATTACCCTTCAAATCATCATCAACAAGATATTCATTATTTAACACATCGTACACACCATTTTGTAATCGACTATGTTGAATAGTTAAATTGATAAAACTATTATTTAAATCTCTATACATCACTTGTTCACGTCTTAAACCACCGATTTTTTCTACATCATCAGCTGTTTGAGTTATCCATTTTCCGTCCCAATATCTTCGTAACACTGCAACATCAGGGTTTGATGTGTCATACCATAATGTATCGTTTTGTGGATTTTCTGGTGGCTCTGCACCTTTAAATATTTTACGTTCGTAATATTCTAACTCTCCAGCTACAACATCACTCACGATTGTGTTTACGTTGGAAATATTGTCGTTAAGTTTTTTAGTGATTTCATCAAGTTTTCTAGTGAAGAACTCTCTTAGTTTTGTTTCTTCGTATTCAATAACATTACCGAATGTAAATTCACTCTCATCTGCTAACCAGTTGTACTTAATACCTATAACTTCTGCCTCTATATATAAAGGTGGTCTGAAATCTCTATCTTTCACTCTGACGGTATCTCTTAGATGCACTGTTACATCGTTATAATATTTATGGATGTCTAAAGATGATACTTCATAACTTATCGCTGCTTGGTTACGTTTGTTGAGTTCTGTTTTAGCAAGTGTGGTCAAACGTTTAAGTGTCATATTCTCATCGTTACTTTCAGGCTCATATACATCCCAAATATAACGATTAGGTAGTCCGAAAATCTCTTGTGCTTCATCATCTACTACAACAGTTTCAATTCTTGAGCCGCCTTCTTTTTCAGGACCAACTGCAAGTAAAGCAGTTTTCACTTCGGATAGATCAATCGTTCTTGTCATACCTGTTAGATCTTTACCTTTAGTGATTTCTTTACCTTTGAATAAATTTTTAGGTTTAGTGATTGATACATAACGATGTTCAACAGTATGTGCGCCTAATTCAATATAAAAACTAGGGACCATGTCGTAAGTAGTACAAAGCATGTAAATTAAATCAAACGGATTAGTATGAGAAGTCCATGACGTTGTTCTATTGCCACCATATTCTGTATCATCAGATACTTCCCAACCTGTATCAGCAAGTATTTTAAGCAGTGCTTGTGTTGTTGTATGTGCTTCAAATTTACCAGGTTTAATTGGCTTGGCAGTTTTCAAATCTTCTAAATAACTAGCATTACATTCAATTTCAGTTGTACCGTCAAAGTTATCTATAATGTGGATGATAATAAATTCTCTGAATGTACCGTTATTGTCTTGAGCGATAATACGATTGCGTTCTCTTAATTTCTCTGCTCGAGTATTTTCAATTGTAAAATCAAAAGTTTCTGTTTTTTCTTCTACGTTCATACTCATTTCAGCATTAATCAATGCACCATCACTTTGACTAATGAAATCAATAATATTGTCATTAAAATCAAGTACATGTATTCCTACATTCTTCACTTTTTCACCTCCAATCTATAAGTATCTGTCTTGCCAATACACTGTCGTGTCATATGTGTTTTCTGGATAAATCATACATTCATTAATCCCTTTATTTATGTTAAAGAAGTCACTACCAAATGTTTTTAAATCGAGTGCAGGTTCTTCATTAATTGTTACTGTCTTTTCTTCCATATTAATGTTGATTAAATCACCTTTTTTGATGATTAAATCTCTTGCTTTAGGTGGTTTAGGTAAAATCTCATGATTATAACTACCTAAAATTGTTGTTGGCATATGATAATTGTTGCCATTTTTAGCAATATAGATACTTACTGCTGATATAGGTCGTTGATAGAAGTTCCCACTATCAATAAATACCTTTTCTGTCACATCTACTGGCGTAATTCGTTTAGGATAGTCTACTTCATCATATTTCCATGTTTTTATATAAAATTTATCTCCAATACGTTTTAAACGCATATAAATTACTATATGTTTCCATGTATAAAACTTAGGTGCATTTGTATATCTATATATTGTCTTTTGATTACCGTTTTGGTCGAATAGTGTCACATGTATTGTGCCTATATTTTGCGTTGCTCTAGGATTACTATAACCAATAGAAGCAATCACACGGTTATCTGTATCATATACATACTGTGTTGCATGTGTAGCACCTTTTTTACTTTGATTAACATGTATTTTAACTGTCGAACTAAAATCTTGAGTGCTTTTACCGAATGAGTGCTTATACTCTGCACCATTCCATCCACTTGTACTTGTAATACTACTTTCATTAAGCATAAAAGCATCTTTTGAAGAACTCATTGCCATAGCACCACCAACTGTTCCACCAGTTACATTATCGTTGATAGTACCGTTAGTGACTTTAGTCCATCCAAAGAAAGAACGCATCTCATCATTAAATAAAGTCGGTGTATAATCTTCGACTTTTTTATCTAAATCGTCATCACCTATCATGAAATAATCTTCATCATTCTTCGTGATAGAGAAGTAACTCGCATTCTTTAATGCTGTTGCTTGTACAATGATAGGACTGTCGGCTGTTCCTGCACTCACTACTGATACTTGGTCTGAAATAGCTGTGTTTTTAGTACCTTCTACTGCGTATTTGTATGGATCAGCTAAAACTACATTAATACTGAATTGCCAAAACGTTTCACTGTATTTATCTAACTCAATTGGTCCTTCAAAGTAAGCGTTCCAGTACCAATCTTGTGATTTAAACTGTAAAGGTACAGCATGGTCATAATCAAACAGCTTAACTAAATCATTTAATACTTCATCATGCGTTTTCACGCCACCTGATGAAAGATAATCGTTTCTAATAATTAATGGAAGTTCGAATTTATATTCTTTAAGTTGTCTTTGTTTAACTACACTTCCACTTCTACCTAATACTTCTTCAGTTTCAATACCAAAATTAAAAGAGGGTATTTTAAACCCTCTTTCAACTACTAACCATGGAAGTGTTTTATTATTAACTTTTATAGTATCAATCAATTATGTTACCTCCCCTGGTTTAAATCTTGATTTTCTTTGTTTTTGTCTATTGTATTTGTCAATAGAATTAAAAACTTGTTGTTCGTGTGTATATTTATCAATCGTTGGTTCAAAGTTTTTATCTGCAATCGTTTGATTACTTGTTACAATTTGAGTTAATAAAGCGATTTGTTGTTGTTGTGCTTGTAACATTTGCAACAACACATCATTGTCATTACTTCCACTTGGTTTAGGCAATGAATTAGGTCGTTTATTTCCTCTTGTACTACTTTTCTTATCTATATCTTGTGCTGCAAGTGCTAGCATTTTCATAGCATCGCTACGTCTAGCTGGATCAGTCGGAATTATCCATTCAGGATAACCACCTTCTGCAATGTTGTACCAACCTGCATTTTTGATTAAGCCCCCTGTGGCGTATTTTTTACGTCTACCAGTTGGACCCCAACCAGTTAAGCCACTAGCCATACGACGTTTCCAGTAAGATAAGTTAGCACGCCAATCTGTGTTATTGAAGAAAGCAAGTAATTGGTCATAACCGTTTTTAATATTTTTATGTCCTCTAATTGCGTAGCTGTTAAATGAGCCTGGTGTATATTGTAATAAACCTTGCGCTTCGTTCCCTCCGCTGTTTACATCATGAATTTGTTGAGTAACTCCAGCATTACCGCTACTTTCTGTTTGGATAAGTCGAGCAACATCATTCACATCAGCATTTGAAACTCTTACTCCTATTGCTTTAGCTGCACGTCTAATATCTGGTTTCCAAGCACTTGCAGCTTTGTTTACGCCACCACCACTTTTAGCTGCTTGTTTAGCCCATGTTAATGGGTTTACACTATCTGGATGGTTGTTTAAATATCCTTTTCCTTTGTTAACTTGCCAATGTAAATGGGAGCCGAACGAGTTACCTGTATTACCTACTAATCCGATGATTTGACCTTGATGAACTCTGTCGCCAATTTTTACTTTACGTTTAGATTGATGCATGAAAATATGTGTATATTTTTGTCCGTCCCAAATTTGAGTTTCATTACCGCCAGATGGCTGGTTAGGTGAGAACCATGATTGAATTACTTTACCGTCTATCGGCGAAGGAATAGGTGTACCTGTCGGCGCACCATAGTCAATACCTGCATGTCCTGAAGGTGTCCATCCTCTTGTCATATGGAATGGTGATTTGGTGTATGGATTATATCCTCCACCACCACTAAATTCATCTTCTAACCAACCATCAATCAAGTTTTTAGCAGCTTCTTTTAATTTTCCAAACATAGCTTTCATTAAGTTGTATGGTATTTCTGCGCTTTTAGCAATTCCGAATGCGTCCATATTTACTCCAAACGCTTCAAGCACTTTATTAAGTAATTTGCCAGGTTTACCAACCCAATCAGCTATGTCTCCAACTTTATCCGATAGCCATTTAGTGCCTTTCCCTACTGCACCTTTAATTTGAGAAAGCTTTTCGCCTCCCCATTCTTTAGCTTGTTTGGTTTTATCGCCAATACTATCCATAGCATTGTGTTTTAGTTTTTTTGCACTATTAAAAAACTTTCCTGCAGTTTCTCCTACTGCTTGGAATAATTTTTTCTTAGTACCACTAGCAAAACGAGGTATAGTTCCAGTATTAAACATAGGTGTCATACCGTTACTTAACATAGCATGAGTTTGCGCACCATTTAAAATACGAGTACCTTTAGATAACGGCATAGTCGTATCTTTAGCTGGAGTTATAAATGGTTTACCTTTAGGCGGTATGATTGTTTCGTGTCTAAAGCCTCCAGGACCGTTGCCCTTACCTTTATCTCCAACAGTAGCTAAAGTATTTTGGTTTAACTTACCATTAGTCACTAAATTTTGTGTATGTGTACTTTCTGTACCTGTATGGAATTTGAAAGTAGGTATTTTTTTCATTCCAATTTTATCAGCTACCCAGTTCACTCCACCTATCAATTTATTCAAACCACTTTTTACTGCATTTACCATTCCAGTAATGTGGCCTTTGATACGCCCAATAATATTTTTAAGTCCACTATTCATATTATTGAATGTCCTTCGAACACTATTCCATAAACCTTTAGCCATATTTACCGTTGTATTCTTAATACTACGCCAAGTGTTAGACATGAAGCTTTTGACGCGATTAAAGATATTACGAGTACCTCTATAAAGGTTGTTAAACGTGTTACGAACACCTGTCCATAATGATTTAGCATAGCGAACAGTTGTGTTTTTAATGTTTCGCCATATATTACTCATAAAGTTCTTAACTTTATTAAAAATACTACGCGTTCCTCTTGATAGGCTATTCCACGTATTTTTTACGCCCGACCATAATGATTTAACAAGCTTAATAGTAGTGTTTTTAATATTACGCCACACATTAGACATAAAGTTTTTCAGTTTATTAAAGATACTACGTGTTACTTTAGATAAACTATTAAATACATTTTTAACACCACTACTTAAACCTTTAGCGAGTTTTACTGTTGTGTTTTTGATAGCTGTCCAAGTTCTTGTGATAAACGCTTTTAAATTAGCTAGTATTTTTCGGACACCGTTATACATGCCTTTAATAGCATTAATAACACCGTTTTTAATAGCATTCCAAATTCTGATAGATATTGCTTTTATACTTTGCCATAGACGAGTAATGAAGTTTTTCAATGTGTTAAGGATATTTCTAGCTGTGCTGATCAATGTTCGAATAATGGCTAGCACTCCGATTTTTAAGGCAGTCCATAATTTAATAGCAGTATTTTTAATAGAATTCCATAATGCAGATAAGAAAGCTTTTAAAACTGCAAAATTATTACGAGTTAAAGCTATCCAACCACGAACAATTGCTAATACAGCGTTTTTAGTTCCATTCCAAATTGCGATAGATAAAGTTTTAATACCATTCCATATTGCTACTATCGCGTTTTTCAATCCTATTATTAAACCTTTGACTAATAAAACTAAGCCTCGGACAATACCTACTACAACGTTTTTAATAATCGTCCAAATAGTACGGAATGAATTTAACATTAATTGGCCTATAGTTTTAATAATAATAAGCATGTTGCCAAGGGTAGCTCTTAAAATACCACCAATAGCTAATAAAGCTCCACTGAATACTTGTTTAATACCTTGCCACATTAATGAGAAGTCGCCAGTGAATAAACCTTTAAAGATATTAATAATCCCACGTATTACATTTAATCCGCCTTGTACAATCATACGAATACCTGTGAAGGTATTAATAACAATTTGTTTTAATCCACCAAATATAATTGAAAAGAAATTCTTGATACCTGTTAAAATTGGTTTAATGATATTATTGTATAGCACTGTCAACGTAGCAGTTACACCTACTTTTATAACTTTAAATGCATTAACAATACTTGCGCCATTTTCTTTCCAAAATGCTTTAAAAAATGCACCTACGGCTACCGATATCGTTTTTATGAAGTTAACAAAATCATTATAAGCGCCACGTATCATTAACAAGGTAGATGTAAATTGTCTAGCTGCTTCATCAGGCAAAATCTTTTTAAAAATATTTAACCCTTTACCAGTGTCATTACTAAACACTGCTTTTATACCTGCTCCAAATTGTTTAATTACATTCCATAAACCGATAAACGCATTTTTAACCGGATTAATCACCGCATTTACAATATTTCTGAATGTCTCTGACTTTTTATAAGCAACTACAAAGGCTGTTCCTATTCCTGCAATAGCTGCAACTGCGATACCAACTGGACCTGTTAATGCAGTCATTAGTCCGCCAATTAAAGGTATCTTAGTAAGTAGTTGTGCAATATTAGGTAAAACGCCTTTAATACCACCATTAAATAGGCTAAAGAATTTAGCGCCGCCTTTAGTACCATTAAGTAACGTCATAGCTTCCGAGATACCTACGATACTATGTGCTAATACACCAGTTGCAACAATAAGTGGAGGTATAGCAACACCTAACAAAGTAAATGCTGCGATTGCTATCTTAGTAGCATTACTTGTACCTTGTAAGTGTTCGAATAGTCCAGTCAACTTATCTGCTAAGAATGAAACGATAGGTGCAACTGCATCTCCAATTGTTCTAGCAAAGTTGATGAAAGTGTTTTTTAACATTTTTAACTTACTACCCATTGTTTCGTAACGGACATTAGCTTCATTAGTTAAAGCGCTATTTTCTTTCCAACCTTCTGAGCCTGTTTTAAGTGCTTTATCTAGAACTTGATGATTGTTAGCCATACGTCTAATAGTATCGGCTTCTCTTATTCCTTTGATACCTACATCATCTAAGGCTTTTAATACTCCTTTTGCTCCGCCCTCAGTTTCACCTAAACCTTTAACAAACATTGATAGAGCTTTACTTGGGTTATTTTCCCAAATTTGTGCAAATTCTTTACCACTAACGCCTGCAGTTTTAGCAAAGCTATCTAAAGTGTCGCCACCTTCAGCAACAGCTTTTGTCATCTTATTCCAAATTTGTGTCATGGCAGTACCGCCGGCTTCTGCCTCGATTCCTACTGATGACATCGCTGCACTAACTGACATAATTTCATCAGAACTAAAACCTGCTTGTGCGCCTGCACCAGCTAAACGTTGTGCCATTTCAACAATTTCTTTTTCAGTTGTGGCTGTACTGTTACCTAAAGCGACAACTGTTGAACCTAATCTATCTACATCTTTGATTGGCATATTTGCAGCATTAGCAAATCTTGCAAACTCTGTTGCAGCTTCGTCTGCAGTAAGGTTAGTAGCTACACCTAAGTTCATCATTGTTCTAGTGAATGAAGTGATATCTTGTTTCTTGATACCTAGTTGTCCCGCAGCTTCTGCTACACCTGCTATTTCTGTTGCAGCGAATGGCATTGTATTACTCATTTTAGTAATCTCATTGCCCATTTTATTTAATTCGCTACCACTCATATTAGTTGTTTTAGCCACACCTGCTAAAGCTTGTTCCCAATCAACAGAAGATTTAATAGCTATTCCCATACCTGCAACTGCTGGCATAGTCATATAAAGCATTGAAGTAGATCCAACACTTCTCATAGTAGAGCCTACATTTCTAATAGAATCTTTATACTTATTAACATTTTGAATACTTCTACCAAACCCACTAGATGCTAAACGTTGTGCGTTCCGTTGTTCTGTTTCTAGTCGTTTATAGCTTTGCGTAGTTTGATCTAGTTCGCTCTCAAGTTCATTCATTTTAATTTTTTGTTGAGTGATAGCACTAGATAATTCTCTAGCTTCTTGACTGTCGCGTCCTTGTGCAGTGGCTACGTTATTGTATTGCGCAATTAATTCTCTTAACACTACACGTTGCTCTGACATGTTAGTTTTAAGTGTGTTTAAATGATTACCATAGGATTTTACACTTTCTCCTGCACGAGCAAGATTACTTCTTGATAGTGACAGAGTATCGTTGAATTGCGACATCTTCGCTCTAATTTGAGCCATAGAAGAAATGCCTTGTTTTTGTTCCATCTCTAAACGATTATGTGCTTGTGTTGTTTGATTTAATTGAGTATTTAACTCTTTTAATTTCAAACGTTCTTCAGATAACTTTACGTTAAGCTGTTGTGCTTCTTGGCTTGTAGCACCGTATTGTTTTTTAGCAAAGTCATACTGTCTTGATAAATTTTGAACAATAAGTTGCTGTTGTTTCATTCCGTTGTTTAATTCAGAAATACGCGCTTTATATGCTTGTGCAGTTTGTCCACTCATCTTAAATTTATTAGCACTAATTGTTAAAGATTGTGCTACTTGTGACATTTTTTGTCGAATTTCAGACATTGAAGCAGTTAATGTTTTTTGTTCAAATGCAAATCGTTTAGCTTCCATAGTCGTTTTCTTATATTGATTGTCTAGTTGTCCTAAAGTTGCTTTTTCTTGTAAGATTTTCTCTTTTAACTCTAATGCTTCTTTACTCATAACGCCTTGTTCTCTAACAACCTTTTGATAACGACCTTCTAATACTCTAATTGTATTTTGATGTTTTTGAATAACTGTGTTTAATTGATTTAAATAATTCTTATAACTACTTGTAGATTTTTCTGTACTTTGAAATGCCATATTTGCAATGTTAAGTTGACGTTTCATTGTACCTAGAACATCATTAATTTTTTTCATTGAGAAAATTGTTTGTTTAGTCGTTGTACCGAATTGTTTCATCTCTTGTTCAGTTGAATTCAATTGTCGTTGATACATTTGTAATGCTCTATGTTGCTTACTATATTCTTGACGTAACTTTTCGGCTTCAACACTAGAACGTTGTTCTTCTAAAGTCATTTTCTTTAACTGATTAGAAATGTCTTTCATAGAATTTTCAGTTACATCAATCGCTTTAGTTAATTCTTTCGTTCTTGTTGCATAAGACTGCATGTTTTTCTCTGAGTTCTTGAAATTAGCATTAGATCTACGCATTTCTGAATCTAACGTTTTGAATTGCGCTCGTATCTGTTTCATTGTACGTTCAATACCAACATCACGCATATTCATTAAGATTGATAAACCTTTAAATCTTGATTCAGCCACTTACTGTCCCTCCTTCCTTATTTAGATATAAAAAAATAGCCTTAGTACCAATGACTAAGGCTACAATGCAGAGAATAGCGCATCAGCTTTTTCATCAGTATCAACAGTATTTAGATGACGTTCATCTAAAATTTGAAGTATATAATAAAATGGCATTTCAAGAACTTGGTTTGCTGGTGTACCATTTTCCACCATATCTTTTACGACTTTATCCAAATTCTTCAACATGCCATTGTAAGTTAATTCTTCTTTTTTTAATTTGTTTAGCTGATGCTCTGAATAAACTTTTTTGTTTCCTCGTCTTGTTGGCCATTAGCAATGAATTGTACTTGTTTTTGTAATGTTTCAAGTGCGTCAGGCGCATGTAGACGATTTCTAATATCTTTAGCAGTGAATTGTTTACCATAAATTTTAACTACTACATCGATTAATTTATCTAATTGTTCTTTGAATGATAATTCAACTTCTCCATTTTCTGCTTTCTCTAATTCAGCCATGATATCCACTGATTCATATAAAACATCTAACGGAATAAAATGTGGTGTTAAGTATGTTTCTAATTTAATTTCTTCTGCTTCTGGGTTTTCTACTAAACGAATATAGTTACGTTTTAATTTGTTTGACATGTCTTAATATCTCCTTTTATTTCGAAATAAAAGGACGGCATTACACCGTCCTAAAGATAATTTATTTTTCTTCTACTCTTTCAAAGAAAGGTAACTTATAACCTTTTTTCTTTAAACGTTTTTCAAAGTCGTTGACTACTTTTACTTTTTCTTCTACAACCTCATCTTTACGATATTCTTTACCAGTTTTAAGGTCTTTAGCATCTTTTAAAACTTTATATTGAACCATGGATTAACACTCCTTATGCTTCAGCAGCAGATTCTCCTGTTGTACTATCATCAGTGTCTACTTCTGTTTTACTGTCATAAGCACCATTTAATAATTCTTGGAAGAATGAATCAACATCAGCACCTTCACGAGAACTATCGAATAAAATTTTACGTTTACCGTCAGCGATACGGTGCATTGCAGTACCTTCTGATTCTTCTGAACTGAATTCCCAATCTTCTTCGGCAGTTTTACCTTCTAAGTTTGGATCAGCAAACATAACTTTAGTTAAACCAACTTGTTGATAAGAACCGTCACGTCGTTCACGTTTAAACCATACTGCTACATAGTTGTTTTGTTTACCACGTTCTTCAGAATATACTCCTGCTTCGTTATAAATTTCATTGAAGATTAACTCACGAATTTCTTGTGGGAAAGCATGCATTGTCATCGAAATTTTACCTTCACCATCAGTAGTACCTGATTCAATGATTGAACCGTCAGCGTAAGCATTAACAATTTCTCCACCAGTTTCTACTGAAATTTCTTGTAAACCACGAGTTTGAGTAACATTTGAATATTTGATAGTACCGTCTAATTCATCTGTTTCTAATAAAGCGAAACCTAAATCTTTAATATTGATAAATGATTTTGGTGTTTTAGCATATTTAACCATTTAATTTTCCTCCTCATAAAAAATTGCTTCATATCGTCTTGTTGAACGATACAAAGCAAATTCTTTGTTATATTCATTTCCTAAATTACTTACTTGCCCTGCTTTCAATTCTTTCCAGAGCAAATCACTAATACGTTGTGATATTTCGTTTCTTCTTAATCGTGCATTGTAATCTGCGTTAGCTTTCACAAATACATCTATTTGAACAATATAACTATACGCTGCACGTTCTCCGTCATAATGTACTTCGGGAATAGGATCATCGAAATCATCCAATACGACATAAGGCTTTGTGATGTCTTTAACGTCAGGATAGTCATTGAACTTTACATTTTTGATATCTAGTATTTTCATTAGTTTTTCGTCATCTTTTAGGACGCTGTATATTTTATTTAGTATATCAATCATAGTAACTTCTCCACTTCTTCCTGTACCGTTTTATAAAACTCTTTCTCAGCTGTACGCAATGCTTTATCTATCGCCCCAAAACCTTTAGGACGAATAAACTTACCATTTCTAGCGTGAAAGCCTTTCTCGTTTAAATGGACAATAGAATATCTGTGATGTGGTCCTTCCCAATATACACGTACTGAACGAACGCCTTTGTCCCAATAAGGCGCTGATAACTTAGCTTCTTCATACTCTGCGCCAGTATCTCTAAAGTAACGAATATTACTTTTGATAGCGTCTAAAACAATATTTCCTGCCTTAATCAACGCCTTATCTATAATTTTGTTCATTCTTTGACGACTAAATTTATTCTCCAAATCTTTTTGAAGTTGTTTTAATCCATCTGCACGAATACCACTAAAATTATTACTCGCCATTAGATACCACCCCTGCAGTTAACATTAAAAATTGTTCGTTCTCTACATCAGGTTGTACTAATTTAATATTCAAATCTTGATGAATATATGGCGAATCTATTGCAACGTAATGCTTCTCGTTTGGTATATATTGCCCGTGTGTTTCACGTATAAATATCTTCACATCATGTTCTGTACCATTTGCAATTGCTTGTTGTAATTCAGTCATTTTCCACTGTGGAACGTATGCCCAACAATGATATAAAACTCTTTTACGTTTTACACCTGCTTCTGGTCCTTCGTTATCTTGATACTCATAAAAATGAACACGCGTATTTAACTTTTTTGTTGTAATAAATGGTTTTTTAAATTTACTTTTCATTTACATCACGCTCTCTTAATGTCAAAAATCCAAAGTGTAACAAATCATCTTGATAATTGTCGTTAAAGAACTCTAATAAATCTTCATAATCATATCGAGCGCGTGCAAAAACTAAGTTTTTACCATTCAAATTACTATTAATATCAAATGCACCAAAACGTGTTTCTAAGTTCTCGTAAGACATATTTAAAACACGTAATAAGTGTTCATCTTCCGTATCATGAGAAATCTTAGTGTATTCTTTAAATTCATCTAAAATTTCATCCGATATCTTAACGCTTGGCATTAGTATCAACTACTTTCTTAGGCTTGTGCTGCACCGTCTGTAGTACCACCTGCAGGAGTTGAAGTACGAACTGCAGTAGATAATTCTAAGTCATACACGCGTGATGCATTGTTATCAGCTGGTTGACCATAAGCAAATGTTTTAGCAGTGTATAAAATACAATCTTCTAAAGCTAAAGTTTGGTCGAATTTTTTTACTGTTAATCCGCCACCACGTACTGCATCATAACGATCAGTTACAAAAGCAACTAATTTATTTGTTGGAACAAATTCAGATGATACGATTTGTACGTTATAAGGTAATACAGTTACAAAACCACCATTAGCAGTTAAGTAAGTGTAACGTGCTTGTACATCCCATGAGTCTTGTGGGTTAACTACTAATACAACTTTACCGTCAATGTTTACTTCTTTACCGTTTTCTTTAACAGATAAGCCTTTTAATACGTCTTTTAATTCATTTACAGTTGTGTCTGCATCTGCAAAAGTTAAAGTTCCAGATGTTGTTTTATCAACGACACCGCCATTTTCTTGGATATCTTTCATCAATCCAACTGGTTGGTCTTTAGATGCACCTTCACCAGTTAAGAAAGCAGCTTCTAAAGCAACTGAAATAGCTTCTTCAATTTGAGTACGAACAAAACGCTCTACCCAGTTAGGACCAAACATTTTTAAATCATCTGGAATAACTACGAAACAAGTTAATTTAGATTGTTTGAATTCTTCTTCATCAAATGCAGCATCTAATTGACCTTTGATTTCACCAAAGATTTTACCCCAAACAGCTTGACCTGTTGGTTCTGCTTTAATGATACGTGTTACTAAACCTGCGTTTTGAATGTTGATTTTTGAAAGTAATGGATGTTCTGATTGTAAATCATCAAACACACGTTCAATAACTGTTTCAGGTAATAATTTTTCTTCTTTATATCCTACTTCTGTATTGATTTCATTAAAGAATTTACGTTCTTCTGAAGTTAAAGGATCTTGTGAACGTTTAGCTAAAATACCGTTGTCTACTACACGATTATTTACTTCCGCTGAAATTTCTTCTTGTAAATCGTTTGATAATGCATCAAACATTTCTCCGAATGCTTTTGATTGTTCTTCATCACTTGCACCATTGCGAACTAATTCTGCAAAGTTTGCTTTGTGATCTTGATAGTTTTTTAATTTCTCTCCTACTTTGATAGGCATTAATATTCCTCCTTAAATTTATGCATAAAAATTAGCCATTAACATCAATTGCTAATAGCTACTTAAAATGCAAATCTTGAAAATTTATTTTCTTTTGGTGGTGGATTAGTACCTCCGCCTTGGCCTTCGCCTTCATTACCTTCGTCATCGCCTTTTTCTAATTTATCTAGGCGTGACTTAATGTTTTTAACTTCGTTTTCCAAATCTGCAATACGTTTTTCATTTGAATCATCACTTGAAGGTTCATCTGGTGTTCCTTCTTCTGCTTCATCAATCATTGCATTAAGAATGCTTCTTTGTTCTTTAAGTCTTGCTACATACTTAGAGTCTTTCAAGTTTTCTACACCTTCTTTCTGCTTATCAACAGATTTACGAGATGATTTCTCATCTGCAAAACCTTTATTGATTGCTTCATCTGCAGTTAACCACGTTTCATTAGCGATTAGATTATCAATCTCATCACGATCTAAACCTGTTCTATCATGATATATATCAACAATAGATGTATCAATTGCAGTTAAAGCATTCAATGTTTTTTGAATATCTGATTTGTTACCAAAAGCCATTGTAGAAGCCTCATGTACCATCATATTTGCACCCGTTCGGATGATAATCTTATCTCCTGCCATTGCAACTAATGATGCAGCACTTGCAGCTAATGCAGTGACTTCAATTGTAATGTGATTTGATAAGGACTTTAAGTAATTATAAATTTCTATTCCTTCAAACACATCACCACCGCCAGAATTTAAGCGAATAACAATATCTTCTTTAACATTATCAAGCGAATCTTTCACAGCTTTTGCGCTGATAGTGTCGTCAAGAAAAGATAAGTTAGCAATAGTACCTGACAACGTTAAAATGTGCTTGTTATTCTTAGTTTCGTTTCTAAAAACTGGCGTGACATTTCTCACAATCGGATTACTCATTATTAGTCTCACCTCCTCCAACTGGTGAAACTGATTCGTAGTTTTTAGTTAATACGTATTCATCTAGGTGTTCATCATCTCCTGGTTCATCGCCAAGCATGACACGAATTTGATTACCAGTATAAGTACCAGAAGAACGTAGTTTATCAATCGCTTCTGCTAATTCGATTGGGTTTTTCTTATCTATACCGACAATTTCAATGCGTTTATTTTCTTTTAAGTACTCATCTTTAAAGAATAATTTAGCATTTAATTCGCGCTCTAATTTCTTAGTTAAAGGTTTAAAACAAAATTGATTAGTTGCTTCAATCGCTTTTTCTAAATCTGCATTTTCTCCTAGAATTAAAGAGGGTGATACACCGACAATGCGTGCAATATAGATGAGAATATCTTCTATTGCTTGTCGTAACTCTTTGAAATCTGATCCATTCGCACTAGAGTTATTCGTTGAATGTTCTTCGTATTCCAAACCTTTCGTTAAAGGTACAACTGCAACTTGATTTTTCTCAAAGGTATTAAAAATCATATCTATATAATCTTGGATACCTTTCGTACTTAATTGTGTTGAACCTATATTCAAAACGCCTCGTATTTGATTTTTCTTGAGTTGCATATTTAACATGCGACCAAATACTTCGCCATAATCTTCAAACAATCCTAATGAGAATTTATCTAGCTTTTCATTGGCGTATTCTAAATAAATTACATCATCCATTGAAAAGTAGCGATTATATTTATAGTCGTTAACCATAACTGAATTAAAGCGATGTGGTAATAGTCCTAAGTCTGTTTCATGTTCGAAATCATCTGCCACATATAAATAATCATCATCCGATTTAATGATTAAAGCTTCGTTATCGACAAGAAGTTTATAAATAAATTTCTGCCAAAACTGTGTAGCATTTTGATTAGGGTTTGGTCGAACATTCAATAAGTAATACATATCATCTTTAGTGACATGATCACTTTCTTTCACTCTAAATTCAGATTGAGCGATTGTCCTTGCTACATACTCAACTACCACATTTAAAGCCATTCTTTTGATATAGGCTTTTGAACTTGTTTCTTGTAAAAGTTCTAAATCATACATCCATGAAATCTCTTTATTTTTTTGAAATATCTTATCAAATAGCCCCATAACTTATTCCCTCCTTCCTTTAAAATCTCAAGCCCCTTAACAGATTAATTTCTTCTTCTAAATTAGAATCTTTCAAATCATCTGCTCTATACAACGCATGTATAAGAGCTTGGAAACCATCAGTTTTACGTCTTATTGGTTCTTTCTTTTCATACTCTTTATTACCGTCCTTGCGTATCTTAACAGCTACATTTTGCGTATACCAACGCATTAGAGGGTTATCACCAAAGATAAGATGATGTTGCGCGAACATATCTTCAACTCTTGGTGCAAGTAATGATTGAATTGCACGAGTGTTTTTTATTACTTCATATTCGATACCTGCATCTTCAAATAAAGGTCTAAGTAAATCCATACGGAAGTTGTCGGCTACGACTTTTTGTAGTCCATAATTCTTTTGCGCTTCGATAAACCAATCAATAATATGTTTAGGGTTTATTGTTGGCTCATCTACAATTGTGAGTAAACCTTTTTTCTCCCATTCATGAATAGGTGGCTTTAATTTGTATTTATCAAGAAATTCTTTTCTAGCGAATGAGTGAGTTTTCCAAATATAATCATCACCGGATCTAAACAATAAGCCGACTGCTGCAAAGTCTTTTAAACTCGCATAATCAAGACCACCAATACATTCATTGTTTTCAAGTGGGGGTATAGGTCGATTTGTAGCCATTATGTCATCCCACGGTGCTACAACACTTTGAGTGTCAGTTTCAGGCATATTCATTCGTTTAGTCATAAATTCCGGTCGATTAGATGGATTAAACTGAAGTCCTAGATATTGTTGATGGACTTCTTTAAATAATTGAGCGCCATATTCACTTTTAGGGTTTTCAAACATTGGGTTTGCTTTTTCCCAAAGTTCCGGTTTATCTATTTCTTCTTTATCATCAATTTTGCAAATGAAAGGGAACAATCTATCTTCTGGATTAATACCTTTTAAGACATTGTCTGCTCTTTCTTTTAATCTATCTAAAAACCCTTCTCTTACATATCCGTCTGTACCTATGTAGAAAGTACGAGGGTGTGCAACTTTACCTAGTCCACTTCGTTTAATATTAATAATCGTATCTTTTTCGTAAGCATGAACTTCGTCAAAGAAAATACAACCTTCACGAGCGCCATCTTTCGTTTTTTCATTAGATGTATCAAACAAGAACTGCGATTTGGTACTTGTTCCTTCCACATAAACCTTACTTAAATAAAAAGGGTTGTTAGGTCGTTCGCCTGTAATATATAAGTTGTTACTTTCTATCATTTCATAGATTTCCCTAAAACTTACTCGCGCCTGTTTCTCACTATTAGCTACTACTGACATATTATATTTAGGAATACCGTGTAATGGTGTCATAAAGAACGCTGCTAACGTACTAATATAACCGTTCTTGCCACCGCCACGAGCCATTGATATGAAGAACTCCGAAAAATAAGGCGTTTTAGTATCTTTTTCATATAAGAAAACAAAACATGAAATGAACTTTTGGAAGTCTTGTAGTTTGAAAAACCATTTCTCACTAAACTTGATGTAATCTTCTATTTTTTGATCATCAAAATAAAGGTCATCACGTTGCAAGATATTATCTTCTAAAAAAGATACAAGTCTAATGCGCTCTTTGTTAAAAATAACGTTGCCTGATTTATATTTTTCTATATAATCTGTAACATGTTTAGGTATCTTCATGTTAAATCAGGTCCTTTCGCTTGTTCTTGTCTGCGTCTTTCTTCGGCTTTTCTTTCTAAATGAAACGATTTCTCTAAAGCTAACAACGAACCATTCACTTTGTTCTTCTCTGCTATTGCAGGATTAGGTTTGATGTACTCTTGTGAAGCGTTTTTCACTACTGTAATCGGCCCAGATTGTTCGATATAAACATCTAATGCGTAAAATAATTTAAGTAAATTGGTATAGCGCTCAACTTTTTCAACTTCTATATCATTATCTGTATCTATCTGCTTCATTAGGTAATCTTCTGAAGCATTAATTCGTTCAATTTGACTGGGTGTTAATTTATCTTTGAGGTATTTATCCTTTTTCAATCCCCTCCCCCCTTTGCTTATTTTTTTATTTTTTCGAAATGTCAAGCCCCCTTACGTATCTTTTTGATGAATAAATCTGCAGAGTTGACCCAAGCGCCGGTTTCCGCGAAGTCTTTTGTGGCGCGATTTATTTAGGCGGGGGGTATTTGACATTTTTTACACTTTTATTTATTTTAATTAAATAATATTTTTATACAATTTTATTTTACCAATTTTCATCATTAAATTTATTCTTTCTATTGTTTGGATTATGTTCAAATCTTCCATGACGTTTGTTGTGATGGAATTTACATAGTGTTCTTAGATTAGAAAGTTCATATGCTAAATCTGGTCTTATTTCTAACTCTTTAATATGGTCAACTTCTAGTGATTGTTTCTGATTAATCGTCAATCTACCTTCTGCATTACACATGACACATTCAAAATGATCGCGTGCTAATACCTTTAGTCTTGTCTTACGCCACTTCGCATTAGAGTAGAAACCTTTATTCTTTGTACGTTGTTCTATATAGTTTGCATATGCTTTACTCATCTTTATTACTCCAAACAAAAAGACACACCACCTATGTGATGTGCCTGTACTTTATATACTATTTGATACTACTATAATACCTTATTGACAACCCGCACTTCTAGTATGTCGGAAGTGCGCTTAGTCAAAGCTTACCCAACCAATTCGTTTAGCTGTCTCTCTCATTAATTGGTTACGCATACGAAGTGTAGCATCTCTACTGATTACTTTGTTATCTTCCCTTGCCTTTGTTAACTCATGTGCAATGTCTGGCCACTCATATACTGTTAAGTCTTTCTCCCAGTATCTATAATCAACTATAAGCTTTTGTTCTTGAGTAGCGTCTTTATATACATCTTCAATAGCTTGTATGATTGCTTGTAGATTATTGTACTTCAAGTCACTATGTAACTTAGTAACTTCATTCTCTACTGGACTAGATGGTAAGTTACTCTTACCACCACCATGATTAGTATCTGCTGGTTGATATAGTAACTCATATCTTCTGAATACTAATTGTCCTTTCATATCTTCGTACTTCTCCCAGTACTCTTCTAACTTTGGTATGTCTGTCTTACCTAAGTTCATGCGCTACCTCCATTACTTAAACTGTTTCTTCGCTCTCTCTATCTCACGTTCAATATCTTCTATGTCACTTTCTCTTACAAACTTACTAAAGAGATATACGTTGGTGTATTTCAGTGCATCTAATTCATTACGCAAGATTGAGTTACTACCTAATGCAATCAGTAATGCTATTGCGAGAATTATTGATATTGTTATCCACATGCTAATTCACTTCCTCTAAATAAGTGTTGAGTGCTAAAACTTTGAAGTTGTACGCTTTAGATAATTCATAAGCTACATCTCTATCACTAAACCGTTCAGCTTTGTATACATCTGTTGTTGTTTCAAGAACTTTATGTGTTACTTTGTTACCTGCATAAATTGATACAGTATCTTTATAGTATCGACCTTCTTCGGTTTCCAATATATAATCTTGAGTTAAAGGTGTTTGCATCACTCTGAAACCTCCGCGTTCAAATGGATATGATCATCCTGTGTAAAATCTTGTGGCACTTCCACATCATCTACACTCTGCAACTTAACGATAAGTTCGTTAGTTAGATATTTTCTTAGTTCATACATTCCGATAATGAACCATATTTTTAGTATGCGTTTAATCATTACGTTCACTCCTTATCGAATATTCCTAATTTTTTATATTCATCTTCTAGCCAACGCCAATTTGTTTTAGGTGGTTTAATGCAATTTAATAACCCTTTGACTTCGACTTTCTCTTTAGCTTCTTCCTTATCCTCTGCCTCTACCAACGTCATACGTTCATTCTCTCTAGGTTGTTCTACATTGACATGCACATAACCTGTGCTATCTTTGAATCCTCTGATTAGGAATTGCATTATTCTACAACCTCTAAAATCTCATGTTTCATTCTGTATTCTTTGACAGTACCATAGCAGCGTTCTGCAATATCCATAGCACTATCTAAATAAGAAGTTTTAATAGCTTTTTCTATGTTTTTAGTGAAACTATATACATTTCCAAATGCATTTGTTGATACATACAAGCCACTCTTTATTTCAATAATATATTTCTTGTCATTTTGATTATCTTCCATTCCCACTCACTCCTTAACTTGTTTAATTAATTGAGATATAGCACATATCGTAAACACTAAAAATAAGAAACCATAATCCCACTCATCTTTTACTTCTGTACCTACTAATTGAAATAATAATGAAATTATGAACATTCCTATTAAACCGCAGAATGTAGCTCTCACTTCCCCAGCACCTCTTTCACTTTTTCTAATATGTCTTTACTCCCCTGTGCTTCCGTATGCTCCACGTTCTGATTCTTCATCAAACTCTTGCACCTCCGTTGGCTCTGGTAACATTACTGGCGCAATGACTAATTGTGCTAAACGTGTACCTGCTTTAACTACGATTGCCTCATCACCGATATTGTCTGTGATAATTCCAATTTCTTTGTTATAAGTGTGATCGATTGTACCTAACGCTACACGTAACTTAGTTTTAAGTGAATTACCTGAACGTGGTCTCACTTGCGCCTCATATCCATATGCTAAATCAATTGCAATGTGTGTTGGTACTACGACTGTACTATGTGCTGGAATTGTTGTATCTTCTGCGACATATAAATCTAATCCACTATCTGTTGGATTTGCTCTCGTTGGCAAGATTGCATTTTCTGATAATAATTTAATTGGTAAAATTGACATTATTTTCTCTCCGTTTCTTCTTCCATAATTTGTGATAAACGATATATTTGAATATCAGACATTCCTATTCTGTTACACGCTCTGAAAAAAGCTTGTTCTTCTTTTGATTGTTCTCTTTTTGCATACTCTGTAAATTTATATGCTGCAATTAAGTCCTTAACTATTCTAGTGACTACTGTTCTAATTATTGATTTACCTACAAATTTAATTACGTTTTTCATTTATTGTTCCTCCAATATTTGAATTAATTGAATGTGATACCATTCTTGATAAACGTTCACGTTCTGTTTTTGTATCAACTATTTGATATCGGTAATTCAACATAGGTGCTAATGCTGGTTTAAGTAACGACTGCTTAATAACTACTTTTTGGTTACCGACCAATGTATGAAAACTGCCACCATTTAATAAACTGAGTAAGTCATTTTCATCAAGGAGTATAGTTTGTTCACTCATCACTACCACGCTCCTTTAAATTTATAATTACATGACAGATGTTTTGAAATATTGCATTTGGCTCTCTATCTTTTAATGTCCCGTTAACGATTAAATCATCTATCTCATCAAACGCCTCTGCCTTTCTTTTCGTTTCTGCCATATCATTGATGAGTTCGTCATGCTCTTTAGACGTATCATATAAATTCTTTTCTATTTCATAACTCAACTTAATTTCTTTATCTAATTTTCTTTCTAACTCTGCATTACGCTCACGCAATTTCTCAAGGTCATCAAGCAATGCGTCATAACTTTTTTGTGATAATGTTACTGTCATTCCACCATAGCACCGTCCTTCCAAATTAAAGTCATTGTGCCGTCGTTATTAATTAAATTAAATGTTTTAGTTTTTGCGCGACTAGAGTTAATTTCAAGTACTTCCTTGATGTTTTCATTCTCGTGATAATCTATAAAAATTTCGTCATCGACACCTGTAAAAATTTCAATGAACATAGGCAAAACTGTATCCTCGTCGATTTCTTTTTCAATTTCGACTGTGAAAGTTTCATTTATAGCAATTTCATGCTCTATCGACAAATTTTGAATTTTATCGAAATACACAGAACCACCATCAAGATTGCTATAAAAAGCCTTGTCACTAACTTCGTTCTCCCACGCCCACTCAATTAATTCTGGTAATGTCATCTCTACCTTACGTTTAATCTTTGTCATTCCTTACACACTCCCTATTCCTTTTAATATCGTTCTCACTTACCAACATCGTCACTCTACTTCCTGCTACCTTAACCACAAAGCCGTTGACACCTAGCTTGCGTAATTCCTGTTGTATCTGTGTAGGTGTCTTGCCTTGTGTGTTGTAGCGATAACGTTGGTTGATTGTGTCGGATAGTATCATAAGATTAACTCCTCACATATCTCATCAAACGTTTGAATACCTCTACTATCAGTGATATCCATAATTACGCCATACACATATTGATTGATACTGAACTCTGCTCGGTCTTGCTCGTCTGAAATATGTCCTGTCCCTTGTCTAATGTCAGTACATTGAACATAAATCTTAATATCCTTCTCACTTTCTTTTTTAAGGCGCTGTGCGTACCCCATTTCGCAAATTGTCCCTTGTGCATGAGGTAAGTAATCGAATATCATAATGTTACTGCGTTCCATACCCTCTGTATCATTAGCTACAATACGTTCTGCTAATTTATCTTGCTTAGCATTAGCTTTATCATTGATGCCCTTATCGTCATGTGGTGCATAGACTTTAAAGCCTAATCGTTGTAACTCTTGCTTTTCCCACTCACGACGTATCTGTTGCCCTATACTTAGCATGTCGCCACCTAAATAGATCATAGTTAGTCCTCCTTATATTTATAAACAACTATTGCACTTGGAAAAGGCGCACTATTTTTACCATTTCCAAACTTCAAGCGACCTTTTAAAAATCTAATGTCATCTGCTTTATCGAAAATAAAATCATGCCAGTACATTGTGTCTGTTCTTGCTGGTATCAAACAAACAACCGTTGCACCATTCAAACTTTCTTCATATGCTTTCTTGATCCATTTTTTTATTTCTCTGCCGTAAGGTGGGTTCATGAACACAACATCATTTGACCAATCTTTACTCAAACCGTCATCTTCAATAGTGAAGTGTTTACTACACTTAGCATTTTCTTCAGTTGCACATGGATCTAGAGTGAAATTAAATTCTTGATTTAATTCATCAAATAAATGTTGTGGTGTAGTCCATTCATTTGATTTACTGCTAAAATGAACATTCATATACCATCACTCCCAACATTCAATCGCAAACTCGACACTTTGCTTAGCTTTTTGTAAATCTTCTAAACCATTCTTTCTAGGCGCTCTCATTAAGTATTTGAGTGCATTCCCTACGTGATAAAATACTGACGCCGATTTGTACGTCTTACCTACTAATTCGATAATCATTCTTGCCGAAAATTTACCGAACTGATAATGAGGTGGTTCGTGTACCATGTCTTGTCCTTCCTTCATATCCACTTTACGTGTGAATGGCTCGTTTACTCTGATAAAATCATCATTATCAGTAAGTATAAATTTATAACCACCTGCATTCTCAACCTCTGCGTACCAAACTGTTTTTAAACCTTTTTCTTTTGCATACACACGATTGACTATGGCCGTTTGCATAGCTTTAATACCTTTAAATGGTGCTTGGAACTGAACAATATTATCTACTTTCAAATCAATTATTCTTACATTTTCCATTCCGCTACCCCCTCTGCACATTGCCATATTGATCTGTCTTGACTTTAACCACAAGATTATTTTGTACTAGATTTTTAAAGTATCTAGTGTTCACTCTGTGCTTAGCAACCTCACGTTCTGCACGTTTAGCCCTAGCAATACGTTCTTCTCTACGTTTACGTTTCAACGCTCTTTCGTGTCTAATTTCTGCTTGCTGTATTTCATACAATTGCTTAGCTGTTAATTGCTTTTCATTTCTTTCGTACGTCTGCACCATATTCATATACTCCCTTACCATGTATTAATTCTGGACCACGCAGGCCTTCTTTATATCTCTTACGAACTGTGCTATCTGATACATCAAAATATTTATACACATCACATAATCTGTAACGTTTACCATCTAAATTCACTTTTTTCATGGTGTCACTTCCAATCTGCATAACTGACACTAACGTCAGTAATGTTTTTGATATTATCGAGTAAATTGTCAGGATCGTTTTTATATCTATTAGCGTAATGTTCGATGTAGTTTTCTCTATCTGCATGTTTGCTTATCCAAATAGGTTGTTCTACTTCGACGGTTAAATCGAATGTGAGTTTTAGTGTTTCTTCATGCATAGCTAATCCTCCTCAACTATTTTTATTGCTTCTTCCACACTTCTCGCTACGCCATATAAAATGTTTTGCGTTTCTGCAAAATCTCTAAATTTCTTTTGTTCAGGTCGTAATCTTCCACTTTCTGTTTTTACTTCGATTGCTATAAACTTGCCATCCGATTTACGATAACCGAATGTATCGGGAAAGCCTTTAGGAAGTAATTTAATTATTCTGTTATCTTTCGTCTGTACTTTTCCAGCGTTCGCTCTCCAAAGTCTATGACCACGTTGATTGATTGCTAAGATTATTTCGTTTTGGATTTTTTGTTCTGACACTTAATCACTCCAAATCGTGCATACCAAAGTGAATACCTAAAATAGTCTCTAACCCTTACTGCTGTAAGGTTTTAAACAAAAAGTGAATACCTCGTCTGAAAAACTTTCTCTATAGAAATATATACGTATATATTCTTTTATATTTTTGTATAGGACTTTTATATACATAGGTATTCACTTTTATAAAATAGATAATAGAAACGTTGATATAATAAGGTTTTTAAGCCATAAAGTGTAAAATTGGGTATTCACTTTGGTGTTCACTTTTTTAATTTAATCCACGTAAACCTGGATGTTTTTCTGTTAGTTCAACACCTAAATAATTAACGCCATTATTCATCTTTTTACTTCTGAATTTTTCTTTTAGTTTCTTACCGAATTTATTTTTATCCATTTTGTACTCGTTGTTTTCGTCTGCCCATTTCTTATATTCTTCATAAAGTGCTTTTCCTGTTTCTTTAACACCCTCTGCTCTCTTACACTTTTCTTGAATGAACTGCTCAACAACATCCATTTCAGTACGATAAGTTTGCCCAGCATCTTTTAACTTCTCTGGTAACTCTAGTCCTTCTCTCATCCACATATACGCACCTTCTGCCATCCAATTTAAAATTGCAGGTGCTTCTCTTAGCAATTTATATTTAAGATCCTTATCGATTTTTTTTCAGGAATTTGTACATCAAACGGAATTAACACTAACCTTCTCCAAATACCATCATCAGTACCTCTAATAATCGGCTTGTGGTTAGTAGACACCCATATTTTAAATTTCGGTGTATATTCAAATTCTTCGGCATATAAGAAACGTGCTGTTACTTTATCGCCACCAGTAATTTGTTTGATTAAACCTTCATCAAACCTAAAACCTTCATTAGGTTCAGAACTTGTGACAAATCTCGCTTTACTCAAACGAGCAATATCTGTGTTTACGTTGTCATTTTTCTTTACCATTAATGATTTAGCTTGCATGTTGTTCGAATAATCGCCTAATATCTCTGCAATCGTTTCAACAAAAATACTTTTACCATTTCGGCCTTTACCAAATAGGATGAACATTACTTGTTCTCTCGTGCTTCCAGTTAATGAGTAACCTAATGCTTTTTGAATGTATCGAATTACTGCTTTATCCCCTGCAAAAATGTCGTTTAAAAAGTCTAGCCATACAGCAGGTTGCATTTTCTCGCTATAGTCTGTGTTAGCAATTTGAGAAAACGTTCGATTAATATCGTGTTTATAAAGCTCTCTACTTGTTAAATCGATATAGCCATTCGCGACATTTAAAAGCATGTCGTCTTTATCGAACTCATCAGGTGTAACTGTTTTTCTATGCATTAATTCGTTCATGATGTTTTTCTTCGACTGTGTACCTCTAGTTTTTTTGTAGTATTTTTGGAAAGTTTCTCTTGCTTCTTCTTCAGTAACATCCTCGCTATGAAGTACTTTTTCATTTTTAATACTTTCAATCATTTCATCGATAAGTTTCCTAATAGCGCCTCTGTCATCAACTTTCCATTTTTGACCGTCATAGATATAGAATTTATTAGTAATATAACTGTGTTTATATAAATGACCGTATCTATCTATAAATCGGTCTGCATTACCTGTATCGTCATAGCTTCGAATTGGATATTCTTTTGTTTCTTCTTGATTATCAAATAATTTACTTAATGTATATCTAAGTGGGTTGTCATCTGTTTGCTGCTTAGGAGTATAAATATTGTTAGCTTCATTAATCGCTTTGAATAAAGTTTGTTCCCCGTATGTGGAATTTTTTCGTTTTTCATCCCACTTATCACGGTATAGATTTGACTGTCTAAAAATACTATCCATTTGCGAGTAATCTTTGGCACACCAGAAAGCTAGTATATTTGCAAGTGCCATATCTGCTTCCGAGTGAGAGGTGTAATAAGGCTCATAGTTACCTTTCATTAAGTCATCAAATAATTTAGCTTGCTTTGATTTGTAGATTTCATTGATAACATCGATTTCTGATAAATTGTGGATATTTTGTTGATAATTGTTTGTAGTTGGATATTGTACTGTGTTATCCGGTAAATACTTATCATAGATTGTTTTGAATACTTGCTTTGATACTTCAGTAACGTCTTTATATTTACCAATAGATTTTCCGGTCATAGTGAAAAATCTTCCGCTATCGTACATTTCAATGTTGCCTTTACGTCTGCGACTTCCTGGAATTTTACCTTTCACAATAATGTGAAGGCCATTACCACTAGGACTGACTTCTGTATAACTTTTGAACGCTTCATTAAATTCACTAACGATGTTGTCTAATTTATCGCCTTGCTTAAATCTATGAAGATCATCATCAATATCATCAATGTCAATGCCAAGGTATGGGGGTTCAAAAAAGAACCCTATACCATCGACACCTTTAGCATTGACTGCTGTTTCGTAACTAGACCATGTGCTTTTATCATTTGATTTAGCGAACTCGCCAGTTTCAGCATTAAAAGGTATTTTTGTACGTTTACCATTACGCTTTTCAAATTTCCACACACACCAGTTATTAAGTTGTTTTAATTCATCTGGAATATTAGAAAGGTAAGTCGTCATCATCGATTTCTGCACCACCTGTGAACTCATTGTTTCTTGGTTTATCATCATCTGACTTCCACTCATGGTTCACTTGTGGGAATTTAGTATTTTTAAAGTTCCATGGCGCTACACGATTGACGATTTGCTTTTCACCTTTATATTCGTTCTCTTCTTGTTTTACAAACACTCTGACTGGTTTACCTCTGAACATTCCAAGTAATTGCTCAATACTTTCAATTGCAGTACCCTCTGGCACACCTACACCGTTTAAATAGTGCATGAAGTTATCCATTTTATATTTATATTGACCATCGATTGTGCGTTTCCATTCATCAACGAAAATTACTCTATTAGCATATTTCGCTTGTAATTCTGATGTTTTCTTTAAATCGTTTCTGACAACAAGTTGAAGTTGCGTTTCTTCTTTTCCATTCTTCGTTGCTCTTTCTGTTGCACTCTTGATAATTACTTCGTATTCTCCTTCTGGTAGTGGTGAAAAGTCGTTGCTTTCTAAATTTGAATAATCTGTAGTAAATAATGTCATAATAATAAATCTCCTTAATAATTATATTTTTGTTTGATTGGTTTTAAGTCTGCGTATAAGACTGGAAATGGTGCTTGTTTGTAATATGGATGATTAAATTTAATCCATGATTCTTTGTAGTTGTTTGCTTTTGTATAGAGGTAGTAGTCCTCTAACGTTTCTAAATCTTTTTTATCTTTTAAATCTTTGCTGTATCGTTTAATTGTGTAATCAACTTTAAAAGGTTTGATATCTGTAAGTTCTGCTTGTTTATGTTCTAAACCTTTCTTTTCTTCTGTTTCATTTTTATGACCACAATTAGGACATTCATCTAATTCAGAAGCGTAAACAGTAAAACATTCAGAACACTCGGTTAACTTCGGTGCGTCGTTTTCTTTTTTCTTACGCTTCTTTTTGTAGCCTTTAAAATACTTATTCCAATCATGTGGTGTATCAGGCAAACCATGCCTTGCGTAGTTACCAACATGATCAATAATTAAAGCTTTCTTATTAGGTTGATAACGCATTGATCTCATTGCTTGCTGCATGAATAAAACAAGCGAATCAGTTGGTCTTGATAAAATAACGCATGTGCAATCTGGAACATCAAAGCCTTCTGAAATCAAATCAACATTACATAAAACTTTTATAGTGCCGTTTTTAAAATCGGACATAATTCTGTCACGCTCGTTGGCACTTGTTTTAGCATCAGCATGTTCTGCGTAAATACCAGCATTTCTAAATTGTTCTGCGATATTTTTACTTGCTTCAACACTATGTGCGTAAAGAATAGTTTTTTGACCGTTTGCATACTTTTTATAATTTCCTACAATATCGCCATATATCGCTTTAGGTATCGCTTTATCCATTGATTGCTTTGTAAAGTCACCTGTACTTGATTTCTTTAATTTACTTTCATCTGCAAGTACAACACTCTTGTAAGCGTAGTCAGCTAGTTTGTGGTTATTAATTAACCACTCTACTGTTGGACCTTTTACCATTTCATCGTAAATATCTGTGAAACCTTTACCGTTAGCACGCCAGGGAGTTGCAGTAAAACCAACTCTTAAAGCGTTAGGAAAATAATCGTAAATATCTTTGTAAGTTTTTGCCCTGCTATGATGTGTTTCGTCAGTAACAATAATCTTAGGTGGTGTTAAGTTAATAAGATTATTCTTGGCACGTTTTTCTGAAAGAATATCTACGTGAGTTAAATCGACACCATGTTTTTTTAAAGTGTTCTCGATTTGATAACTCAATTCTTTACGATGAACAATAAACAGTATGTGACTACCTTTGTTCACAGCGTTTTTTACAACTTCTGCAATCATGACCGATTTACCGCTACCTGGGAGGCGACTGTATCAATACACCGTCAGCTTCTAAAAAACTTTTACGCGCTTTATCCAATAATTCTAATTGGTAGTCATAGAGTTTGAACATGTCGCTTTTCACCGTCCTTTAACCAACTCCATGTATAGTTGTTTATGATGTTGTTAACATTTGAAACTGGAACATTTGTTATTTTAGAAATAACAGAAGGTTTTATTCCTTCTCGTTTTAATCTTTTTATTTTCAACACTTTTTCTACTGTTAACTTCACATTAGGATTTTTAATGCCATGCTGTAACGGTTGTAATTTATTTTTAACGGCATGATCTCTGTTTTCTTGATTTGTAACCCACTCTAGATTCTCAATTGAATTATCATCTTTTACTGCATTTTTATGATTAACTTGTGATTTATTGGAATCATTCGGAATGAAAGAATTTGCTACAAGTCTATGAACATAGTATTTTTTTGCTACACCATTATTGTTCAACTCTATTCTTAGGTAACCGTCTTTGTCATAACATGGTTTTAATACTTTTATAGTTTTAACTGTGTAAGGTTTGCCATCCTTTCTCATGATGACTCTCGGCATACTTCTTATATTTCCATAGTTGCTAATTTCGTATAGCCCTTCATAGCCTACAATTGGCTTCCAAATTTCTCTTTTAGCCATCCACATCACCCACTGTGAACAACTCTTCTTGTAAACAATGTTCTCTATTATCTAGTTGATTTTTAGCAAATACATTGTTGCTAGGACTTAATATAAATCCACGTTTGCCTGATTTTTCATTGAAAACTAATCGAGCAACCACTTGGCAAAGTCCTGCGACATTATCACGAATGGTTTTACGAATATCTGGTACTGCTTGAGTAATTTGTTGTCCTGCTGGTGTATAAGATTCGAAGTTTGTTTCCCATGCAATAAATACAAGTCGTTTTCCTAGAGATTGTAGGAAACGCAAACTATCTATTGTGAAGAAGTCTACACGTTGATAGTGGCTCATTTCGGGTACACGCTCATTCTTACCGTTTCGCCCTAGATTAGCGAGCATTGAACGGAATAACTCTGATATGTTGTCGATGACGATTGTGTCGTATTGATCAACTGTTTCTTTATTTTTACTAAGCCATTTCATCAATTCGCCCCACTCTTCCCATGCTTCGTGAGTGTTGAATTCTAAAATGTCGATGTTCTCATTGCCTTTTAAAGGTCGTTCTGATTTATCTACGTTGATATAGAGTGTTTTACCAGGTAAGAAATTTAATGTATGTGTTTTACCTGTGCCAGGTTTTGCATATATGAGATACGTTGATTTGTCTGTGGTGATATTGGTTGCGTTATTAATCGTAAAAGCCATTATTTCACCACCAAACTAACCGTACTGATTAATTCTGCGCCTTCAACGTCTGCACCAGCTTGTATATCTTCTTTTAGTGCTTTCTTATCTAACTTAGGCTCTTGTTCTACGAAATATGATTTATCAATTAAGCCTTCATTCGTGATGTGTACGCTAGGTGCGTTACTACGTTTGTAAATGTAGTTAGTAGATGTACGGTACTTATCCAACTTGCGTTGATCTAACATATCTAGTAGGTAGCCTTTTAATCTGTCAGAAAGGTTTACTTTTTGTTTTTTAATTGCTTGTAGACGTTTAATTTCCTTATCTATTGTTTCAACATCAGCATCTACCGAACGCTTTAAGCCGATTGTGTTATCGACTTTTATATTCAATTCTTCTTCAATGCTATCCAAAGTATCTTTTAAATCTTCAAACGAATAACCTTCGTCTAATTTGTTTAAAACTTCTAAGTAGGACTGAGTTAAGTTATATGTGTTTGACATCGATATACTCCTCCGTTCGCTTATCTGCTCTGTCTGCTCTAGCATCTGCACTTTGATATAGGCTTATATATAAATCGATATTGTCGTTTAAATCTTTGATATGCTCGTTAGCAGTATCTAGTTGTCTTTTTAATTTCTTGTTTTCTAAACTAATTAACACTAAGTCTTTGCTATCTTTGAGTAAATTATTAAATTCTTTTAAAGATAGAGTTACCTCTTGCATATATGTGCCTCCCGTTATATGATTAAGATGAATTTTTTCTTAAGTGCTTTACTGTTAGTCGTTGCAGCGACTTTCAGTCTTTTTTTGTGCGTAAAATAGTTTGTCGAAAAACAGATACGTTAGCATTGATGCTAATAAAGCAATTGCAGCTGCATTAGTGATGAATACGCTCATCATCATTGATAAGAAGAATGTTACGTTGAACATCATTCCTGCTATTAAGATTGTTTTGTCTTTGTTAGTCATTTCTTCACCCCTTTATAAATCAGTTTCGCTAATCATCAAATTATTTTCGATAAACTCCAATGCCGGTTTAACCTTGATGTAACGTTTGCGACTGTCTTCAAATTTATAGATAAATTTTTTAAATTCTTGTATCTTAGCAACTTTTTTTTCGAAGTCATCTTTCGAAAGACCGCTTACTTCGACAAAACCTTTAACATCTAAAAAGTATTTGTATTCTTGTTCCATTTATTAACACTCCTTTCGTGTATAATGTTGTTATCCCTTAATGAAGGGAGGTGGATTTAATGAAAGCTTTTATAAAATATTCTTCCGGAGATGAATCAATCGTCGAGAATTTCCAATATCTTCTTATGAGTTCTAATAGTGGTAATACTAAAGTTTCTAAAGAAGATGTATCTTCAAAAGTATTTTCTTCAGGTAAACGTTATACTTTTGTTGGTGATAGAACAGTTAGTACTGTAAGTGCTGGAATTTCTTATATCGAATTCATCGACTAATTTCTTTAAGCAACTCTGCAACTGCTCGCAACAGTTCAGGGTTGTTTCTTGTTTCTAAGTTACTGTTTGCATGTTTTAATAAATTAAGTTTTAATTTGCTTTTTTCTTTAGCTATTTTTAGTTTTTGCAGCATGTGTTTTGCCTCCTTTAAGTTGTTTGTTCGATTGTGGGTTATATTTCGATCGATGATGGTCTAATGTCTTTGATAAATTGAATTGCTAGGTCTACGTCTTTACGTTTGATGTGGTTGTTAGGTGCGTTGCCTTTCATTCCTAGATGTTTTTTAGACTTAACTAATAATTTAGATTTAACTTTTCCTAATTGATGTCTGTATTCTTCTTTAGCTTTCTTATTTGCTAATGCTTGTTCATATACATCTCCGATTAAAAATTCATCTATCGTCACTTGAATACCAGCTTTACCTAGAATTTGTTCAGCTTTAGACTTGATAGCAAATTTGATAGCGTCAATATCTTGTGGCGTTACATATTCGCCTTCGAATTTTTCGTTTAATTCTTCTAATTTTTGATTACTCACTTGTCCTGTTGAAATTAAGTAATCCAGTTTGTCGCTTACTAACTGTTCAATGAGTTGGTTCATATCATCTAATGAAGTGATTCCATATGCACTTGCCAATTCATTGTGTTGTCTTTCTACTTTGATGAAGTAACCTCTGATTTTTCTTCCTATTTCGCTACGTTGTATCATTGAAATTTCTTTCGCCATGTCGAGTGTCATGATGTGATCGAGTTGTTCATAAGTACGTAGTCTTTTTTGACTTTGTACTTTTACACTTTGAATGATATAGTCGATATTTTCTTCAAAACCGTATGCAATCATTCGTTCCATCCATTTATCATATTGAGTTCCGATTTCTAATCCTTTGTGCAATTCACGACCACTTACTGCAACTGTTCCATCTTCGTTACGTTTCAAATTAAATAGTTGTTGAATTTCATTCATTAATTCTTCACCTCTTCTTTAATTTCTAGAATTTTTGCAATGCGTTTCTTTTGTTCAAACGCATCTCTGCGTCCACGCAAGATGTCTGATAAGTAAGCACTTGAGATACCTAACATATCTGCTAGTTGCTTATTCGTGATGTTACGTTTAAGTAATTCCATTCTTACTTTCATGCCGAATTCTGTTGTTGCCATGATTTTTCACTTCCTTTTGGATAATATTATTGGATAAACATTGAATTAAATTATCCAATGTGCTAATATATAAGCATAGCTAAATAAGACATAACAAAGTGCTGTTATATCAACGTTCCCCAACGTTATAAGCTTTGTGTTTTTTATTGGCTTAACAATTAGCGTAACCATAGTATATTATCTTTTTGGATAATTGTCAAACTAAAAATATCTTTTTGGATAATTTATTTTGGTTTAATAAGGAGAAAAACAATGGATATAGTTCAAAAAATCAGATTTTTATGTCAACAACAAGGGATTACGGTTGCAGAATTAGAAAGAAGAATCGGATTATCTAACGGACAAATAACTAAGTGGAGAAGACAAGTTCCTGGAATTAATAAAGTTCAACTTGTAGCCGACTACTTCGATGTATCCGTTGACTACTTATTAGGTAGAGAAAAAGATGAATACTCTGGCGAACAAGAAGATGAAGAAATTCGCATCATGCATCGTGGAGTTAAAAATATGACAAAAGAAGATAGAGAGAAAGCATTAAAAATGTTTGAAACTTTCTTCGATAATTGGGATGAATACACTAAAGACAAGTAAGGGGATTTTATTGTGCATTTTGTATATCAAAATTCATTTTTAAAAGCAGCAAAAGCTGTTAATGCATTAATTGAAACTAATTACATAGACGAATTCCCTTTGCCTATTAAAGAAATAATAGAAAATGATAGTAATGTGGAATTATTTACGTTCAAAGAATTTTGTAATATGACAGGTTATTCTTTAAACGAGCTACAAACCTATGGTGGTTCTGATGAGGCTTTTCATATTAAAAAAGGAAATAAGTTTGCAATCATCTACAATGAAAATGTTTATAGTAGAAGATTACGATTTACATTAGCTCATGAATATGGACACTACATTATGGAACATGATGGTATGAGTTACAAGAAAACACCTATATTTCAAGATGCGCAACGTACTCATTTAGAGGAATACGAAGCTAACTCATTTGCATCATGCTTATTATTTCCACTTAATGTACGGTATAAATATCGTAATGTATTAAATGAATATGATGTGGCAGACCTATTCGAAATTAGTTATCAAGCAGCGAAAGTAGCATTAGATATCTTTGATGAACATATGGACAGTGGATTAGAAGAGCATATTTCAATGTTTGAACATAGACACATGGAAACTTATATGTCATTTCTTGAAGAAATGTTAGGAGAACAATTGGCAGAATATAATCACATAATGAGAACAGAATATGGATTTTAGGAGATGATTATTTGAAAATCAAAATGTCTTTAAATGGAGTAAAAATTGAAGGTGACTATCAAAAAGAAGGTTTAATGGCATATCAAGCCAGATTAAAATCACCTACAAAACTAGGAACACAACACATTGTTGATAAGTTATTACAAAGTGACAAAGATATATCCCTTGAATTAAAAGATACAGGGGAAAAATGGGAATTCTATATGAACGGAATTTATATCAGCCATGTACTAGATAGTAAATATAAAGCGGTTGGTTATAGAATGAAAGATTTAGATCATATTGACATAATCAAAGAAGAAACTAAGTCAGGATATAATAAAATCACACCTATTATTTATAGTAAATTTGATAGTTAATCACTAAAACTCACTACGGCAATTACTCTATCACGTTTGAGCCGTTGAGGGTTTTTAGGTTGTATGATGTGTTTTGAATTTATCTATTTTAAGGAGACAATGGATGATAATTTTAAATTGCAAAATAAAATTAAATGAAATTGTTTACGAAGTGAAAACGAATAAGAATAATTACTTCACCTATTCTTTACCTAAAGATATTACATCTTATAAAGTAAGAAAGGTGCTTAAAATTATTGAAAGTAAAGTAGATGAAGACGAAGATTAATTAAGCAAAGGAGGTTGAGGGATGGAAGCCACTCACTCTTGTTTATCTTTAAAATTGACTAATTAAGAAAAAACATTTATAATGCAAGTATGAAATGGTCATTCTTGAAATGACTCGGATAAGCCTTCATGCTATGCATGAGGGCTTTTTTCGTTGAAAGGATTATTTATGAGAGACATTGAATCAATAAAAACATTACTAGAAACTTCAGTTTATAATAAACCATATTTAAGCTGTGAAGAACAATTGGTTTTATTGGAATATCGTGGAGTGAGAATAGAAAATAAAAAATTTGCTTTGGAACAATTAGAAACAATATCATATTACTCGTTGATAAACGCATATTCTCCTCTTTTCAAACAAGCAAATGGGCAATATGAAGAAAATGTTACATTTAATGATTTTTATATGTGCTATAAATACGACACTCGTTTAAAGAATATAATTTTTAAGTACATAATACTAATAGAACAATCTTTAAAAACTAATTTATCTGCAACTGTAGCTAAAAATTATGGTGTTCAAGAACCCACTCTTAAAAGAACGTTTACAAACAAAAAAGGTAAGCAAATAACAGGATATGATATAAGAAATTCATATTTAGATGCTAAAAACTATGATGGAAACAACAGTTTTAGATCTGGTCATTTACGACACCTATCTAAATATAGAGATTATTTAAAAAATGATTCGATTAAGCACTATAGAAATAATCACAATCATATCCCACCGTGGATATTAATAATCCCCCTTAATTTTGGAGAAACGATTAAATGGTTTTCAATTTTAAAGCCTAAAGATAAACAATCGGTCGCTTCAAAAGTATGTGGTTTGGAAACTGATGATTCATTAAAAGAGGTTGCTATTCCAATATTAGAAATCCTTAGACAATACAGAAATGTCATTGCACATGGACAAAGGTTTTATTCGTTTAAATCCAATGAAGATACTGCTCATTTATCATTATCTTTTGTAAATTCGTTACTTGAATATGATTTTATAGATAAAGCAAAATATAAAAAAGGGATTGGAAAAAACGACCTGTATTCATTAATTATTTCTATTATGATCTTCACCAAACCAGCTGGAATTCGAAAAAAATTCATTGAAGAGTTAAACATTTTATATAAAGAAATTGAAAAATATTGTAAGTATAATCTATTCGAAGTAATAGGTATAACCCAATACGATTTAGAGAAATTATATGTTCTAAATAGGTTGCTTAAATCGTTATAA